TTTTTCGGTGTATTCCTCGTGCTCTTCCGTGGATGCAAATTCTTCCGGCTCTTTCGGTTCAGGGAAATAGTAATTACGATCAATTTCTTGACGTACACTATCTACGCTATCAACAAGTAATAAGGTAATTAATGCATCGCGTTCCAAGTCTTCCACAGGCTGAATAAGAGCAATATATTCATCTGAATCATGATTCCGTAGTTTTAAACGAAACTCACGAGAATAGCGCAATGCTGACATCCGTGCTTTTTGTAAATCCATATCGCCAATTAGCCGTTGATAAACCTTCATTACAACTTCACCCGATGCATTTTTCAAATCTAAACTATTTGACCAACTAAATAACTTGTTTAATAATTCTCTTTGTTCCATATCTCTCCTTAAAATTAAGACCAAAAAGGGGCCATAACACCTATTTTGTGCTATAGCCCCTTAGTGTTACCCTTTAATGCTAAAAATCGTTATTCGATTATGGCATTGCGCCTGAGTATACAATTAATTCCGCAGTTGATGACTTGAAACCAAATGTTTGTTGAGCATTTTGTCCAACTTGTGTTGTATGGCCTTCAGAAGTCACTGTAATGTTTGGAATATAAACTGTTTTAACTACTGAACCAGCAGTACCACACTTATCTGATGGGTCATGAAGTTCTACAGTTAATGCTAAACCACTAGCTGTATATTCGCACACATTAAACTCAGCTACGCCGCTTGGATTAATTTCACCTGTTGTTAGCAACGCTACCAACTCGGTGTCAGTATCCAAAACTGTAATATCGCCTGTTACTTGAGGTACTTGAGTGGCATATCCAACAACGCTGGTATTTCCCATTTCTTCCACTTTCTGGTTAGGGAACTGTCCACGAATTGTGATTGATTGCACACGCTTAATATCATTAACACCGATAGTTACTGGGATATTCTTACCACGAATACCTACTGGAATTGTATTGTCTACAACACTTTCCCATGTGCTGGCAGTTACGTCAGCCTGGTAAACTACTACAACTTTTGCAGTTGGGGCAGCTGGGAGTGTTAAAGTCGCACCTGAAATAGAATACTGCCCCGCTTCTGGGGCGGCAACTACTTCGTCGAAATAAACACCGTCAACAATTACGGACAATGCATAATTGCCATTTTTTAATACGACAGGTGTCTGGGTTAGTGTATAGGTAGTTGATAAGTTTGTAAATTTATCAACAACCACATCACGTTTAAACCAACGCTTCTCTGACCCTGATGCAGTATACTCTTCAGTTGCTTCGCCGTCTACTGTGTAGGTATAGGTAAAGCCGGTAATCTTTAGTTTCTTACCGTGGACGAGTTTAACTAAGTCAACTAATTTTTCGTCCTTAATCTGTCCAATAACATCAATATCACCCAATTGGGTAATACTTACGCCACCAGCAGGATAAGGTTCGGCTGATCCTGTCAAAGCTTGGAAAATCTTTACAGATACATCCATTGCTTGGAAGGTTGTGGTAACTTCTGGTGTACCAGTTGTTACGCCAGCATGGTTGCTATTACCTAGTTCGTCAATATCATTGCTTGGGAAATTGGTGTTGATTTCAAAGCGTTGCACACGGCTAGCTACAAAAGCACCATTTGGCCCAACAATTTTTAGAGCAAGGTCTTTGAAGGGTAAATTTGTTCTTTTTGCCATTATTTAATACCCTCATCAAATATATGATTGATATTTGGTCGAAAAGGTTATTGATGAACGCCAGTACAAATCTTTAACCAATTCTTGAAATACGTATACAGGCCGCGCCTGTATGTTATCTACTACTAAGCCGCCGATACATGGTACAATTGCCGGAGGAAATCCTTGATTATAATCGTACACAGGTATATTTGACTTTAAAGTATTTACGAGTAAATATGTGAAATCATCTCGCTGACTTTTAGTTTTAGCAAAGATGTCAATGACCCACATACGATCATTGATTTCCAACCCACCCAATTCTAACGCTACTGCCTGTACTTTAATGCTATCTACGGATACAGTAGGCAGAGTTAGTGGGGTATCTGCTTGATTTATATTTGCAGGAAAGGCATCTACTACACTGACAAAGCTCGGAAGTAATGATCTTAACCAGTAATTAATAGATAAATCCTGTAGTCGTTCAATTTCCATATTATTTATATGCCCTCTTTACAATTGCCTTTGCTTGTTCAAATGAAATGCCAGATCGCCCAATTCTATAAAATACATTTCCTGCTGATGAAAGCTGAACTGCTAAGGTTCCTTCACTAACTGGAATTCTAGCAATAGTAATAGTTGCTCCCTTTCTAGGTTCTTTTAATAATATTTCAACCTCAGCTCCGAGAGAACTAGCTAAATTAACTAGATAAACTTGTCTTGTTTGTTGAGTAACTCGCGGGGCGGCTAATCTGAACTGATCAACAAAATTTGTGCCTGCAAAATTTGGATAAGCACGGGCATCATCTCCAAAAGCATTTGTACCTTTATCAATTAAAATCCAAAAAGGGGCGATATTTCCCCAAAATGATACTCGCTCACTAATAACAGTATCAAAATCTGGAATTTTACCTTCAAGTCGTGCCATTACTTTAGAAGGAAATTGAGGGCCACCATGCGCCGGGCCATAAATTCCATATTTCCAGATAGCGGGTGCAGTATTGGTTAACGTATGTTGTTCTGGAACATTAAATAAATCAACTGCATCTCCCGCTGCACTTTCATCAAAAGCTGTTATAACTTCTCCGTCTTTTATACTGACGTGTTGGGGTTTTTGTAATACTTTTTTAAAAAGTTCGGCAAACATTTCGTTGTCAGCATATTCTGGAATGGAATAAAATGCCGCCATACCGATGTCTACTAAAAGTTCGCGTAAAGCAGCTCTAGCAACTACGTCAATAGATGATCGTGCTTTAGCTTCTAATTGCTCATTGACGATATTATTGACAGTTTCTTTTAAATTGCTTAAATAGACTTGAAACTCGTCAAATTCGTCTGACATTATCGCTCTACATCCTCGCCCACAATAGCACGGGCATATGACCGAGCTAAATCATTTAAGTTATCTAAAACAATTTTACGTATTTTTGAAAATTGCTCTGTGTCATTTACTACTTCTTCCAGAGCATGTAGTAATAGCCACTGATAAGCTCGTTGTTTACGATTATATACACGTAGAATGTCAATAATGTCTAAACCAGCGTCATCATAATTTTCCACATGCATTGTTGAATGATTATTTCCTTCACCCATTATTAGCTCCTTCCTCCAATAGTGTCAGTGCGATACGATTGGGTTGTTTTACACCTTTTAATCTATAATATTTAAGAGACATGCGACGCCCATCAACAATTACATCACTAATGTTGTCCACAGCTGCTAAATTATTAGTTGTGTAAGCAATTGTTACCTGACAATCACCTTCAGGTAATTTACCACCAGCTTGTAAGGTTGGTTGCTCACTTGAACGCCAACGAATATGTCCTGAAGTTGTGTATCCAGAAGTGGTTTCTAACCAATATTCTCCACCACAGATTGTACAAAAAGAATTGGTAGAAGTGTTTGTAATTGGGTCTAAACTACATCCTGAACAACCAATTCCTGATACTTTAACATTGATTAAAATATCGCGGCCAATAGCTGCTCTAATTTCGTCGATTGTCTCACGAACTTGTATTTCCGGCCACAGTATTTGCATTAACCACCTGCTTAAAGACAGCATCCCATTGTTTAGCAATTGTTGACCATTGATACTGTTCAGAGGTAAACTTCATTCTTGCTTCCCAACCTAAGCTGTCGCGTAATTTTGTATCATAATATAACTCATCTAAAATATGAGCTGCCGCAGGAACGCTAATAACCTTTCCTACTGTCAACATTTCTGGATAAGTGTAGGTATCATGTATGGAAATTAACTTTCCACAATCATTAAATAACTCACGAGTAGCAGATGCGTCTGGGACTACTTGCGCTGAAGCAGTTACCGCATGTTCAACACTGGGCAATCCCCACCCTTCTCCCATGGCTGTATTAATACCTATTTCACAAGCATTGTAAATCATATTAAGAATTTTATCAGGAACAAAATTAGCAGGACTTAAATCTAAACTAGATAACACAATTCGATCTTTAAGACCGTAGCGATTAGCTAATTTAACAATATCCCAACCAGCGTCTTTTGTGCCCATGTGTAAATAAAGCGCAACCCCCTCTGGCTTATCCTTGACAAATTCCGCAAATGCTTGCATTGTTAAATCAATTCTTTTACGTGGTTGATTTCTGTTAGCATTTAATATAATAAAGTTATGTTTATCCTTAGGAATATGCAATACAGCTCTAGCTTCTTCCCGGTCAGCGGCAAAGAAGGTTTCTGTATCAATTCCATGAGGAATAACATGAACGGGAACATCGGGTGCAATTTTACTAAATTCTTTTGCACCAAATTCCGTATAGGCTACAACGGCGGCTAATTTTTTAAAATTTTCTACCCAGACAGGGTCGCTATATTCGCCATCAACAGGAAAATAAACGACTGTCTTAGGGGCATATTCTACAGGCATTTTATCAATGTACATTTTTAATAACCAGAGGTCATTTAACATAAAAATTATATCTGGTTTTAATTTTGTAATCATTGTTGTTAGGCGTCCCAGTCCAATTAAATCTCCACCCAAATGTGCTGGATACATATGATGCCAGCTTTTTGTTGGGTAAGGATCGCCTTTATAATTTACGGCAAGATGATGAACATCATATTCATCGCCCGGTAAATTAGAAATAATTGACTCTAGAACTCGTGCAAAACCTGTTTTTACACCACCATCACCAACCACAAGAAGTTGTATTTTAGTGTCCATACCTTTACCTTTAAATTAAGAAGGATCGTCATTTCCTTCATAGATGTTTAACACAGTTGATGAAAAACCAACCAACGATTGTTTGCGAGGATGTGCTAGTTTTTGTGAACGGGGCGGAAGCATTAGGTCTAATTCTGCTTGATCACGTAAAATAGACTTCTCTAATTTATCCCCGCCAGCAATATTACTGACACTAATTTCATCATCTCGCCACGAACCAAAATTCAAAACATTGCGTTGTAATAGCCCATTTTTAATAGAAATAGAAGCTTGCAATACAATTGGTCGCTCATCTTCGACTAGAATAATCGGAGGCTCATCAACTGGAAAGAGCCAAGCATCAGGAGTACGGTAAACGTACCAATAACTATAATCTACACCACTAATAAATAATGGCTCATTGATAGTCAAGCCAGAACAAGTAATTGTGTAGCGTGTTTGCCATCTTTTAGTTAGTGACTTTACCGCATCCACAAGTGAACGTCTTAAAAGACCGTCACTAAATTGATAGGGAGATACTATATCACCCAAATGTGACCGTAGTGATCCTAGTAAATAATCCAATCCTGATTCAGTGGCGATTTCATACGCTCCAATGGTTACAGTTATTTCAGCCACTTTTATCCACTCTCATATTCTTTCGCTTGCAATTCAGCTAAACGGCTTTTAATGGCGTTAATTGTACCAACCTGTTTATTCATAGATTCGGCCATTACTAACATACGTTCAGCAGGAACTGGCGAAGTAAATTTATCTAGCAAATTTTTAACGTTAAAAAACTTAGCATTTAACGCAGCGCGAAGGTCATCATCAGTTACCATATTAGGGCTAATAACTACTTCGGTTTTATTGATATAAGGAACAAGCATTCCTTTAGCCAAATGATATTTATTAGCTCGTTCAAAATAAGCTAATTCAACTGGCAACCAAAAAACTAAAATAGCAGATTCGTCACCCTTTAAGGCATCGCCTTCTAAAATCACATCTGTTGGAGTTCCAGAAATTTGGTCAAGAATTTTAACATCTAATTTACCAGAAATGGTTTTCATATAACGTGCCACTGGTTCACCACCAACCATTGCGGCGCGAACTTCATCAAATAATTTTGTAGTTTCCATAGTACCTTTCCTTGCAATAAAAATGGACAGAGCCGTGATTATTATTGGCTCACGGCAAAGCCTGTGATCTACCTGTCCAATCTCGATCTGACAACTAATTAAACAACGTCTAAGACGTAAATACCCTGAGCATTATCAACAATCAAACCGAACTGTTGGTATGTCTCTAGATAGAACTGAGGTGGAGTTGGGGCCATATCCTCATAAGCCTTATCGCGTGATGGGCCGTATAGGATAAATTCACCCGCATTTTCACCAATAACCAAGACTTTAGTCTCAGGCAACATTGCTGTATAATCTACGGCATTGTTATAAACCTGATTTAAAGCTACGATTGGCGCACCATAATATTGTCCTAACCAACCTGTACGGTAAATTTCAGACAATGCTTCTGGAATTGCTACACCATCAATATTTGTATATGGAAGTGCCCAACCAGCACCAAATGTGGTGATTGGAGTTAACGCCTTACGTGTACCAACAACTGCCTTAACCTTACCAACCTTTAGGTTGATAGTATCAATGGCATTCTTTAATGCTGACGCTGTTAAAGCAGCTCCAACATTGGTGTAATTGGTAGGTGTGTTTGTACCGTTCCAAATTGTTGATAAAGCTGTAAATGTGCGGCCAATGTAATAATCTGACAACTTAGCACGCATTTCTGCCTGCAAATCTGCCACTGTTCCAATGTCTCCGGCTTCCATTTCCCAGAGATTATAATTTACCTTGACATCAGCTCCCTCTAGTGTATAATTAATACGGTCGGAAACTGTTACTTCACTTGCTAGATGAACTGAACCAGGCACAAGCTTACGCACTTCAATACCACGACGAACTTTCTTGACTAATGCATCACCAAGATTTAATTGGCGAGTATTCAAGAACAAATTCATAATGCTACTTGACAAGTGGTTTGGTTGAATGTACTCAGTTAGAAGCTGTGCTAGCTCTTCGCGCTTACTGCGATCCTTTGCTAATGAGGCGAAAGCGGCTTTTATTTCATTCTGTTCCATTTTATATTACCCTCGTTAGAATTATAGAGCACGAATACGTACTGTTAATTTAGCTGCTGTTGAATCATAAGTTACAACATCAGCAACCGCTAGGGTTACGTCTGTAGTATAACTTAATTTTCCAGCATCAGTTGTGTCATCAGTAGCGTTCAATGCTTCAACCATAGCACCGGGTACTAGGTTTGCACTGGCAACGAATGTGCCTGAAGTCAATGTGACTACGCACTCATTACCGCCGCATAGAACCATGTTATAACCACTTGGGATTACCATAGCTCCGTCAATTACACCCGGATAGGTTAAATAGAAGCTTAAAGCAATTGGGTTATTGTTCTGCGCCTGATCAAATCCACCATCACGGAGTGCAAAACCATTTGGTAGTGAAGGCCATGCAAGTGGTCCTGGTAAAGGAATATTATTTTGAGGCCACTTAGCTGCCCAACGGGCATTTTTAGCTTCTGTGCTGTCAGCAGGCTTACGCGCACCGACTGTACCATTTAAAGCCGCCATTGACTGGCCGGTTGCATCTGGTACAATTACCACGAATAGACCCTCGGCAATATCTTGCTGTGCAGTTGCGCCGACTAGGTCATCATGACGATTTAGTTCCATTATTAGAATCTCCTCTTCTTACTTGCTCTTTAGAGCATTTTTCAGAATTTCTGCGGTTAATTTAGTATCGCCGGAATTACCAACTGGTTCAGGAATGTTATTGTTTGAACCATTATTAGTAGATGCGGTTGCTACTTTAATACCTTTTAGTTCACTAACCAAAAACTTAAAGGCTTCTTCGTCCATTTGTAGCCAGAATGCTTGCTTGGTTTCAATATCCTCTGGTGAGAATTCTAGACCTACTTCAGCAAAAGCTGCTAAACGTGTTTGAAGAAGTGCGGCCTGAGCTTGTTTTTGCTCAACGCCTACTTTGAAAGCTTTCAATGAGTCTAGCTCAGTATTTAACTCTGTAATTTGAGTTTTTAGAGCTTCGTTTTCATTGGTGGCTTCAGCTAACTTTGTATTTAGCTCTTCTAGTTCCACTGTTGTATCCTCCACACTAGACTGTCCATTTTTCTGCGTGTCAGACAAAATACGCTCAGCTTTTTTAGTTAGCTCGTCTTTGTTTTCCACATTGGATTGTGGAATACGGGCCAAAGCGTTGCGTAAATGTGGCAAATCAACCTTACCACTAGAATCTTTATATGGAAAATGACGTAATGATCGTGGGGTAGTTTTACCTTCACTATCTTTTGTTCCGCCCTTTTCTATAAATAAAAACGCTGAATCTGGTAAATTATTGATATATGCTCTTGTCCATACCGCAGCTTCAGACAAATATTCGTTTGTTTCTTCGATCTCAATTGATGCTACTGCTAAGACTGGCGTTCTTCCAGAGTAAGCAGCTATGCCTACAATGGTTGCAGCTCGAACAATTGGGTCTTTCAACCAACGAATTCCTACGTCATCTATTTCTTCTTCACTATAGAGTAATTCCCACGAAATATTTAGTGGATTACCTGATGCAAAGGCAGACTTTAGTTGTGCAACGTCCTCCGGTCTCTCTTCTGCCCACAATGCAGCTTTACCCACGATTTGTTTACTTTGAGAAGTTTCGTTATACTTCTCAGTTAAATTGGAAATAACTCCCAATGGAAGCGCGTTTTCGTGCCCAGGAGCAACCTCGCCTTCTGCCACTTTTAATGGCATATAAATTCCAGTTTGAATCAAGGAGGCAAACTGGTCGGCGTGTACCCCGACTCCATTATCGTTTGGACGATCATCGGTAAAAACGAACTCCATCCAAGATAGTGTGGGATTAGTAGCTGACGCTTGTTCTTCCTTCTGTGTTAACACAGAAAAGGGTGTTTTCAGTATAATTGTATTTGACATATTTTAACCCTCATTATATTAGGACGTTTAGAAGTGGGTTTTGGTACATTTTTGTACCAAAACCCACTATTTTCCTTTATTCTTCAGTTTTTTGGGGTTTACGAACCACTACTTTAGGGGATTTTTCTCCCTTATTTTGACCAAGTGCTGGATCGGGGGTGTTTTTAGTCCCGCCGATTGAAGGGCTAGAAAAAGGTACTTGTGGATTAGAATCGATACCATATTCTTTGTATAAATCCTCTTCTTCTGCTCTATTAATTAGTTCGTTTTCAAAATCAAACCCAGCTAAATCGTCCCAAGTTGTCTTAGATAGTGCGCCATTGTTGTAATAAGTTTCACCCATTGTGGCTAATTTTGCAGGATCGTATAGCTTAATCGGTGGCATAGATGGGGTAGCACAATGTTGAAAATTGTTTTTCTCCATCATTTTCTTAAACATATATTCAATAAATGGTAATAATTCATCACGCAAATTTCGCATAACTTCAGTTGGTGGTAAAAGTGCAAACTCAGCCTGTGAGGTAGCACTCTTAGTAGTCTCACCAGAAGTAATAATGCCTGGAATACCAAGCGCATATAAAATATCATTATTAACAGCTATGTATTTAGATGAATCAAGCATGGCTTTAGTGTCGGGGTGAATCCACTCAATATTTAAGGTATGGTTACTGAACAACTGAAATACCCGTTCGATATTGTCTGGTTGTGAACGCCATAACATTTGCTGACGTAGCTCTTCTAATAATGGCTGATCATCTTCAGTTAATGGAAATTTATCATTGCCAAGAGTTACTTTCTGAATAGCAGAAATAACACGGGCGGCAATCGCATAGTCCATTTTCTTTAAATTGCGTTTATGTTGTAATGATTCTAAGGCAGGCAATAAGTAAGGGGTTGGATAGAGTTCATCGCTTCCTAGATTACGTCGGATTACATAAGCGTCTTGTAACCAGATTTCAGTTTCACCTGCACGAACACGCTTTACATAGTCTGGGTAATCTTGTACAAGTTGTTTATAAAGTTCAGGGTCTTTCTTGCCGTCGGGATAAACTCCCCCGGAATTGATAAATTGAATATCTTCACCCGGAATCTTAACAAAAACTCGAACCTCAGTTGGAATAGGTGTCTTTTTTAACGTTAAGGTTGAGGGATTTCTAGCCCACATGGTTTGAGGTAGCCAGTAACGCTTATTTGGCCGACTCTTCATGTTTAATTCTTTACCTGGTTTTTGTACCCAAGTAATTTCAGGAACTACTAAACCAGATACCAGGTATTCGCGTGCCAATGTTTTTAAGCCAGCTAAAACAACTTCTTTGGTTTGTGCATAAACAGCGTATTCCTCGTCAGAACACTGTTCACGCTTAGGGCGAAATCCATTAAAGGCTAATTCAATTTGTTTATTAATTGCCCCAGATGCTACGGGATCATATTTAGCAAAAAATCTGCATAAAATAAGTTGTTTATCCCACCCATCTGTAACTTTCATCTTATCAGGGTTCATCCCTGAATAACCGCCTGCATTGCCCCAGACAGGCAGTAATTCTTGTCCAGCGGAGGCAAGTACAAGC